ATTTTTCGATTGAATCAGTTCCGAAGAAGAAAATAAGCATTTCGGATGGAGATTGGTGAAAGGGTGGGAGGATATCCCCAAGGGTGGCAAGGCGAGTCCAGCAGTCCCCAGCGCCAATTTACACGCAAGGCTAATATGACCAAGGTGGATATATGTTAGAGGTAATCAAAGAAGACAGAATTAAGCAACTTGAGAGTCTGCTCGAGATACTCGCAGAGGCGATTGATGAGAAGCCTGGAGCAAGGGATTTGAGTCAGTTGTCCAAGCAGTACAGAGAGACTCTTGCAGAGATTGAAGAATTGAAAGGCTCATCAAATGAGGAGGGTGATTTGATTGGCGAAATCTTACAAAAGCGAAGCGATACTGGGCAGTCAAGAGCCGTCCGTAAGGATCGCACCAAGATATAAAGAGTCGGACGGACTCGATGCAATAGCGATTTTACAAGCTGGAGGATTATTTCTTGACGAATGGCAGAGCGACATCCTCTGCGACTGGCTCGGAAGAGATGCATCAGGACGATGGGCATCTCCGACTTGTGGTGGTTCAGTTCCAAGGCAGAACGGAAAGTCACTGCTAGTCCAAGGCAGAGCGATTAGTGGAATGATTCTATTTAATGAGCAAGTAATCTATACGGCTCATTTGCAAAAGACTGCGACAGAGACATTCGAGGAAATGAGAGATTTCTTTGAATCTGACAGAATCAAGAAATATGTCAAAGATATCAAGACTGCAATCGGACGAGAGCAGATAATCTTGAAGAGTGGAGCGAGAATCAAATTCCTCGCACGAACTCGAAATGGTGGACGAGGTCAACACGGAGACTTGTTGATTGTAGACGAAGCGCAAGAGATGGATGAGACTGCACAAGCATCTTTCCTTCCTTCGATTTCTGCGTCGCTCAATCCACAGACAATCTATGTTGGGACTCCACCTGATGCGACTTGCACTGGTAACGTCTTCCGAAATCTTCGTCAGAACGCACTCGGCAAGAAGACGAAGAAAGTCGCTTGGTTTGAGTTTTCGCAGAAAGAAATCGGAGACATCACAGACAAAAAGCGATGGGCAGAGTCTAATCCAGCTTTGGGAAGACGAATCCTTCTTTCAACGATTGAAGGAGAGTCCGAGCAGATGGATGCAGATACCTTTGCAAGAGAGCGACTTGGTTGGTGGTCACCGATTGAGGTCAAGCAGATTGATTATGCTCTCGACAAAAAGAAGTGGAATGCATGCGCAGACGAAAAGCCGAAGCCTGAAGGGAAGACGGCTTATGCGCTCAAAATTTCGGCAGATGGTTCGGAAATGATTTTGTGTGGAGCAGTCATAGACGAGTTTGACGTGGCTCGAATTTCAGTCATTGAAAGGCGATCCACATCGGAAGGATATCGATGGGCGAGTGACTGGCTTAATCAAAGATATGGTCAAGCATCTTGCGTGGTGATTGACGGAAGAAACGGAGTCGAGTTGATAGTCGATAGAATCCAAGACATTTGGAGGATGAAAGGCTCGATAATTCGCCCAGGTGCAAGAGATGTCACGGCATCGGCAACGATGCTCATTGATAACATAAACGAAGGAAAATTGACTTGGTACAAACTGCAAGAGGACTTGAATGACTCGGCAGTCAATGCAATCAAGCGACCAATCGGTGGAGGATTTGGATTTGGAGGAGACAATTCGATTCCTATCGAAGGATGCGCTCTCGCATTGTGGGGAGCAAGGACATCGAAGCGAAATCCGAGCAAGAAAATGAGGATAGGCTAATGCAATTATTTTTTGGAAAAGTGGAAAATCTTCCAACTCTAGAAGGACAGATGTTGCAGAGTTTGATTGAAGTATTCAACGCACATCAGTCTCAAAATTCAATTAAAGAAAAATACTACGAAGGAGCAGTCACTCTCGGAGATGTGAATCTTGGAATCGCATTGCCTAGAGAGATGCGCAGATTCTCTGTGGGATGTGAATGGGGAGCGAAATGCGTTGATGTTTTGGCGGCTCGGTCAATGTTCGATGGCTTCGTTTCCGAAAACGGATACGAGAACGAGTCACTCAATCGAATCATCGCAGACAATAATCTTATTTCGCAATATAACAAATCTTGCAAAGATGAGTTAAAGTTTGGATGCACGTTTGCGACTCTTTCGAGCGCAGACGGAAAAGCGAGAATCCGATTCCATTCCCCAAGAACTGCATCGGCATTGTGGAATGGCGAAAAGGGCAGAATCGATTGTGGAATGGCAATCATCGACACAATCAAAGACGAGTCGCTCGAGAACGTATGGACTCCTCACAAAGTGAATTTATATACCGACACGGACATTTGGGAACTGACCGCACTCGGTGAAGGGAATTGGACGGCAGTTCGACATCCTCATCCGATGGGAAGACCATTGATGGTCGCTATGATTTGGAACGGCACGAATCAAAAGCCATTCGGTCGCTCACGAATCAAGAAGCCAGTTCGCTCAATGATTGATGGATATATCAGAACAATTGCGAACGCAACAATCGCAGTCGAATTCGATACTACTCCACAGAAATATCTCTTGGGCATCACAGACGAGCAATATGATGCAGTAGTTAGCGATAAATTCAAGCAGTATGTCGGCAGTATCCTTGCCGCTACAAATAATCCTGAAACTGGGGAGAAACCGACATTCGGTCAATTGCCACAAGGTTCACTCGCTCCACACATTGAGATGGTGAGAATCCTTGCAACGCAGTTCTCTGCGGCAACTGGACTCTCTGTCACAGATACTGGAGTGGTTAATGATGCAAATCCGACAAGTTCGGATGCAATCCTTGCGCAGTCACAGACTCTCATCACATTGGCAGAGCAGTTGAACAATGGAAACGGAAATGCACTCAAGACAATCGCACAGATGGCTCTCGCAATCGAAGGAAACAAGTCGCTTGAGGAATTGACAGAGGACGAGCGCAACATCGTTGCTCATTTCAAGAATCCAGCTATGCCGTCAGTATCAGTCACGGCAGATGCGGCAATCAAGATCGCCTCTGCAAGGACGGAATTCGCACAGACAGACACATTCCTTGAGATGATTGGATTCTCCCAGGCAGATGTTCGCAGAATTAGAGCGCAAGAGCAGAGAGCAAGAGGACTCGCAGTTCTTACGGAGTTTGAATAATGACGATTTCACAGAAAGATTGGAATAATTACATCAACAAATTGTCACGGCTATCCAATCAAGCGACAAAGGACTTACTTGATTGGGTGGCAGTCAATGGAATCGAGGACAGAAATGCTCTCATTGATTATGCATACGCAGTGACTCTTAAATATGGCGAAGGCTCGGCAGAATTATCTGCTCTTATGTATGATTCACTCGCAGAATTAAGTGGAGCGAATATTCTCCCAGCTATTCCAGCTCCGATGCCTTCAATCGGTGATGTCGGACGAGCAATCAATGGCTCACTCAAGCAGTCACCGACTGGACAGAAACTCGGTCAAGTAGTCGGAAGACTCGTCAAACAAGCTGGAGCAGATACAACACTCCAAAATGCATTGCGAGATGGAGCAGAGTTCGCTTGGATTCCGAGTGGAGATACTTGTGCATTCTGCATCGCTCTTGCCTCGAGAGGATGGCAGAGAGCATCCAAGGATGCAATCAGTGGAGGGCATGCAGAACATATTCACGCAAATTGCAACTGCGAGTATGCAATACGATTCGACAAGAAAAGTGGAGTCAAAGGATACAATCCGAAGAAATACGAAGAGATGTATCGAGAAGCAGACGGCTCGACTCCTAACGAGCGAATCAATTTCTTGAGAAGGCAGAACTATCAAGAGAATCGAGAAACTATTCTCGAGCAAAAAAGAGAATCATATGAGATTAGAAATGGAGAGACTGAATAGTCGCTCCTTTTTTAATACAAAAATCGGAACTCGTCCGTAAACGAGGCAAAAATACTCAACCATAGGAGGAAAAAGAAATGGCAGATACTCAATCTGTAATTGAGGCAGAAAACGGCACTTTGACCGAATCAAAGGAAAGTCGCACATTCACTCAAGAGGAAGTCAATTCCATCGTGGAAGGCAGACTCAAGAAGGAAAGCGCAAAATACTCGGATTATGAGGAACTGAAGGCGAAGGCTTCAAAATTCGATGAGATGGAAGAAGCAAACAAGACGGAATTGCAGAAGGCGACAGAGAAGGCAGATGCCTTGCAGAAGCAGATTGATGCAATGACAAAGAGCAATGAGGTTCGAGACATCCGAGAAAAGGTCTCAAGCGAGACTGGTATTCCGATTAGTTTACTCACATCCGACTCGGAGGATGGATGTCGAAGTCAGGCAGAGGCTATCCTCAATTTCGCAAATGCTAACAGACCGACATATCCATCAGTCAAAGACGGAGGCGAGGTCACTAATACAACTGCCACAAAGACTACTGGAGAGCAGTTTTCCGAGTGGCTCAACAATCAATTAACCTAAAGAAAAAGGAGAAACGAAAATGGCAGATTTAAACAGAAGCGCATTCTTACCAGCTCAAATTTCTAGCGAGATTATCGCTGGAGTACAGACAGATTCGGCAGTAATGGCACTCGCAAGACAGATTCCATTACCAGGCACCGGTGTTGCAGTTCCAGTAATCACTGGCGATCCTGAAGCCGCTTGGGTTGCAGAAACTGGTAAGAAGCCAGTCTCAAATTCCGAAGTTACATCAAAATTACTCCAGCCTTACAAGATTGCAGTAATTGAGACCGTCTCAAAGGAATTACTCCGTGATGCAAACGGACTCTACAACGCACTTGCACAGAGATTGCCAAAGGCACTCGCAACTGCTTTCGACAACACTATCGTTGGTGGAACATCAGTGCCTGGTTCTAATTTCGATACTTTCGCAACTGCAACTGCACAGAGCATCGGCACAGATGCATATGGTGCATTAGTTGACGCAGATGCAGACATTGCCGCACACGGAGGAATTATGGACGGAATCGCTCTTGCACCACAAGGGAAGAACGCACTCCTCAAGGCTACAGATTCAACTGGCAGACCATTATTCATCAACAATGTTGCAGAGGGTGCAGTTCCAGTTGTACTCGGTGCAAAGACCGTCCTTTCAAAGGGCATCTACAAGAATGACACAAATGACATCCTTGGTGTAGCTGGCGACTGGACTCAGGCAGTATACGGAATCGTTGAAGGAATTCAGATTTCTGTAAGCGACCAGGCAACAGTTGGCAACATCAACTTATGGGAGCAGAATATGGTTGCCATCCGTGCAGAGATGGAAATCGGCTTCCGTGCAAATGTTGGTGCTTTCAACTTAATCACAGAGTAATCTATGAGGGTTGAGTTCATCAGTGCGAATGGTGGACGAATGTTTGTAGACGAATCTCGAAAAGATGAATATTTGAGGCGAGGATTTTCCATCGCCTCGGATGTTATCGACTCGACTTTCGTTGATGACAAACCGAAGCCGAAGCGCACGGCAAAGAAAAAGGAGGAATAAGAATGGCATACGCATCAGTCACAGATGTAGAAAATCGGATGAGTCGACCAATGACTGCATCGGAGCAGACTCTCTGCTCGACATTATTGGACGATGCTTCCATCCTTATTGATTCATATCATAACAACGCATCCGAATATGCAAAGAAGGTTGTTTGTTGCAGAATAGTTTTGCGAGTCCTCGGCAGTGGAGACGATGCACCGATTGGAGCATCTCAAAGCACGATGTCGGCACTCGGATATTCGCAGACTTGGACTCTTCCAAGTGGCTCATCAACTGGCGAGATTTATCTCTCGAAGGGAGACAAGCGACTCCTCGGAGTCGGAAATCTCATCGGATCGCATTCGCCTATCGAGGAGGTGTGAGAAGATGATTCACGGAGAGACAATCATTCTGCTTGAAGACGGAAATCCAATCGAGGATGCTTTCGGACGAATCACATATGAGCCGATTGAGACTCTAGTCGAGGATGTTGTCATCGGAAGTCCATCATTTGAGGCTTCCGTGAACGAACTGAACTTGACTGGAAAGAGATTGGCATTCATCCTCGGAATTCCAAAGGGCGATGCTCACGATTGGAAGGACAAGGAAGTCATAATTCGAGGAGAGAAATATCGGACATATGGATTCCCTCTCACGCAGACAGAAGAGAATGTCCCAGGCAGATGGAACACGCAAGTCAAGGTGGAAAGGTATGAGTAAGGTCAAAGTCACATTGAATCGAAAAGCAGTCTCGACAGAATTACTGAAATCCGATGACATCAAGTCATTGATGCAAGACATTGCGAATGACATTGTCGGAGGATTAGCTGGAGACTATGAAATCGAGACATATGACGGAAAGAATCGCTCGAATGTATCAATTCGATGCGCAGACGAAGAAACCTACAAACTCAATCTGCAAACAAACGAACTGCTTTATGCATTAGGAGGAGCGAAGTGATTGAACTGATTGTATATAACTACTTAAAGAGTGCGCTATCAGTTCCAGTCTATTTTGAGACTCCGAGCGAAAACGCACCAAAGGAATATGTCCTCGTTGAGAAGACTGGTTCTTCCGAGGAAAATTTCATTATGAGCGCAACTTTTGCGCTTCAGTCGCATGCAGATTCTCTATATGATGCGGCTCGACTGAATCAGTCTGTAATCGAGGCGATGAAGGGCATCATCTCAATTGACGATGTCTCAAGTTCGAGACTCAATTCGGACTACAATTTCACAGACACAACAACGAAGAAATACAGATATCAAGCAGTTTTTGACTTGGTATATTAAAGGAGGCTTATATGGGAGCAAACAATGTTACAACTGGAAAGCCTGGTGTGAGTGGAGCAATCTACAGAGCAGTCAATCCAGCGAATCTGCCAACAGATGCAACAACTGCGATGTCTACATTGGCAGATTTTAAGCATCTCGGCTATGTGAGCGAAGATGGTGTGACAAATAGCAATAGTCCTGAAAGCGACAACATCAAGGCTTGGGGAGGGGACACCGTGCTTTCTGTGCAGACTGGCAAGGATGACTCTTTCCAGTTTATGTTGCTTGAGTCACTTGATGAGAATGTCTTGAAGGCAGTCTATGGTGACAACAATGTCGCAGTAAGCGATGGAGCAATCACAATCACTGCAAATTCGGATGACCAGGTGGAAGCATCTTGGGTGATTGATATGGCAGTGAAGGGCGGCAAGAAGAAGCGCATCGTTATTCCTTCTGCGAAGATTACCGAAGTCGGTGACATCGCTTACAAGGACAACGAAGCAGTCGGCTATGATTTGACAATCACGGCAGTTCCTGATGGAGCTGGTAACACTCATTACGAGTATATTGCTTAATTGAAGGAGGTCAAAATGGTTAAGGGGAAGACGGAGAGTGGATTCGAGTTTGAATTTGATGAGAGACTGGTCAAAGACCAAGATTTTCTCGATGCGATACTCGATGCTAATGATTCGACCGATGAGATGGAAAAGGTCTCTGCCACGCGCAGATTGTACTTACTCGTGCTAGGCAAAAAGGGATATGAAGCATTGAAGAATCACATTCGCAAGTTGAATGACGGCATAGCCGAAGCAGACAAAGTTGCGACAGAATTCGGACAGATACTTGATGCGGCAAAAGACTTAAAAAACTAATAATCCTCGCAAATGTTATTGCGACCGATGAAGAGAATCTTATATGTGACTTAGCAGAGTCATATGGAGTTCTAAATTATAGAGGACTACCACCATCACTGGTGGCAGTCCTTTTTTTAGGTTTAGGGGATAATTCAAGGACGAAAAAGAAACTCAGAGGAGACAGACTGACTCTTGAGCAGACTCTTCTTGCGATGATTGCAGACGGAATCAATTTCCTATGTTGGTCAAAGACGAAGGATGCACAAAAAGGAAAGAATAAACCGAAGAGTATTCTCGACACTTTGCGAGGAGTCGAAAAGGAAAAAGAAGTGGAGGCTTTCAAAACTCCACAAGAATTGATGGCATATTTTGATGCTATCGAGAGAGGAGAAAACTAATGGCAGAAATAGCAAAAGCATATGTCCAAATAGTTCCAACAACTGAAGGTATCGCTCCAGCTATCGAGTCGGCAATGAATAGCGCAAATGTCTCGCAGTCTGCATCCTCAAGTGGAAGCAATATTGGAGGCAAGTTCGTCAAAGGACTCGCAGGAGCATTTGCTACCGGTGCCGCAGTTGTGGCGGCATCTGCGACTGCATTATGGAACGGAATCAATGCGACTGCTCAAGTTGGCGATGAGATTGACAAGACATCGCAGAAACTCGGAGTCCAAACAGACCAATATCAAGCATTGGCATTTGCCGCAGAGCATTGTGGATTCGAGACATCAACATTCACAATGGCGGCTCGAAATCTCGCTTCGAGTGGATATGAAGGCAGTCTGTACGATGCTCTTCAAGAAATCACATCGCTTGACGATGCTACGCAGAGAACTGCGATGGCTACAGAGTTATTTGGTGAGCGATCTGCGCAGTCTATGGCGGCTTTATTGAACGGAGAGCAGACCATTGACGATTATATGACCGAATTGGATGGACTCGGTGGAATTATGTCGAACGATGCAGTCAAGGCGAGTGCGGCATTCGAGGACTCTATGACCAATCTCCACACGGCAATGGAAGGTGCAAAAAACACAATGATGGCAGAGTTTCTTCCGTCAGTCACCACCGTCATTGACGGACTGACTGCATTGATGAGTGGCGATGAAGGTGGAGTCGAAATGGTATCGCAAGGAATTTCCGATTTCACGGATGCGATTGTCGATGCCGTGCCTGGTATCGTAGAGGCACTCGGTGGCATGCTTCCTTCATTGCTCGAAGCTGGAGTGACCATCTTTGAAGGCATTTGCACTGGAATCTTGAATGCGCTTCCTCAACTGATTCCAGTCGCTCTCGATTTGGTTATGAATTTAGCGCAGTTTTTGATTGATAACCTCGACACGATTGTTCAAGTCGCATTCGAGTTACTGACTCAACTTGCATTCGGAATCGCAGAGGCACTGCCGACTTTGATTCCGACTATAATCGAGGTGCTTTTGAGCATTGTCGACTTTTTGATTGAAAATATCGATTTATTGATTGACGGAGCGATTGCACTCGTTGTCGGACTGGCAGAGGGAATCGTGAATTCACTGCCTCTTCTCATCGAGAAAATTCCTGAAATCATTCTCAAATTGGCAGATGCAATCATCCGCAACGTGCCAAAATTATTGGCGGCAGCTGGACAGATTATCGTCACTCTTTGGAACGGAATCAAGAACAATCTTCCTCAATTCCTCGCCAAGATTCCACAGATTATCACTGGACTTATTTCAAAATTGAAAGAAGGACTCTCGAAGATAACAGATGTCGGAAAAAATCTCATCGAGGGATTGTGGAACGGAATCAACAATGCTAAAGACTGGATTATGGAAAAAATCAAAGGCTTCGGAGATGCAGTTCTTAATGGCTTGAAAGATTTCTTCCACATCGGATCGCCTTCGAAACTGATGGCAGAGGAAGTCGGTCAGTGGCTTCCAAAGGGAATCGCAGTCGGAATCACTGCGAATACATCGGCAGTCAACGATGCGATGGACGAACTCGGAACGAGTGCAGTCGCAGAGATTCAAAGTGGCTCATTCAACATCGGAAGCGAACTCGGAAACGATTCGCAGACTATGATGGGGCAGATTTTAGGAGCATTGCAGATGCTCGTTGACAAGGATATGGATTTCTATCTTGACGGAGATGTCCTCGTTGGAGCAACTGCGAATAGAATGGATGCGAAACTCGGTCAAATTTACGGAGCAAGGAGCAGAGGACGATGATTGATGTGATTATTAACGGAACGAATGTAAAAACTGAATACGGACTCATTTTGCAGAATAAGGTCATCGGAAGTCCTGAAGTCAAGCGCATACTCGTTGACGTGCCTGGTCGAGATGGCAGTCTCGACTTGACTCAAGCAGTCTTCGGCAAATCTGCATATTTCGGCAATCGCCAAGTGAATCTCACATTCGTCACAGACGGAACGGATGCAGATGTCTTCGCCAATGCAATGGCATTGTGGCACGGACGAAATGTCGAGATTGAATTCTCGGACGATATCGGATGGAAATTCAAAGGGAACGCATCAGTCGGACTCGCATCAATTCAAGGAAGGGCGCAGACAATCACTCTTGATGTAAATTGTGAGCCGTATCAAGTCAATGGAACGAATAGGAGGCTTTAATGTATAGTATTTATTTCAAACACAAAGGACAGACGGCAGAGAATCTGCTCTATAGTCCATCGGTTGTCGGAACTGAATTAGTCTCTGCCAAATTAAGCAGAGGAATGGGACGAGCTGGAGAACTCGAAGTCACAATTCCACCGACTCACATCGAGAAGGACAACATCCAGTTCTTGAGTGACGAGTTCATCGTCAAGCGAGATGACGAGGTTCTTTTCGTTGGAAGACCAATCACGCAGTCAGTCGATTTCAATGGAAATGCGAAAATCACTTGCGAGGGTATCCTTGCATATCTTTGTGACTCGCCTATCCGTCCATATCAGTTCACTGCTAGTCAATACTCGGTGACGAATTTCATCGACTTGATTCTCGCTTACCATCAAAACATTGTCGAACAGAAGACTGGAAATGCTCACAAGACATTCACTCGAGGCATTGTGAGTCCTTCTCTTGCATCCTTAATCGTTAAGGTTGAGAAGACAGACGAGGCGATCTCTTCATACGATATGCTCACCAATCAAATGATTAAGGAATTCGGAGGATATCTGCGAGTAAGAGAAGCAAATGGAGTTCGATATCTCGATTATTTGGATTCTTATGGAACTACTGCATCACAGACAATCGAGACGGCAGTCAACATCCTCGATGTTGCCAAGAATGTCGAATATTCGGAAGTTGTCACTTGTGCGATGACATCGCAGAAACTCGGAGACTTTATCACAGATATCCGAGAGTTTTCTTCCAATGTTGACCAGCTTGGAGTAGTTGCAAAATATTTCAATTATGATGACATTCAGGGCGATGCTCGTCAGTTCCTTGCGCAGTATGTGGATTTCAACAAATTCCCAATAGAACGAGTTGAAGTCAAGGCAGTTGATTTGCATCTTGCAGACTCATCAATCACTGCTTTCAACTTGGGTGATAATGTCGAAGTGACTGCTTTCGGAATCACTCAAACAATGGAAATATCAGAACTCGAGAATGACTTGCTTAATCCGACAAATGATGTGATTTCGCTCGGAAAGGAAGGCATCGTCATCACTGGAAACGATGAGCGTTATTCTTTCATCTCATTGCAGAACGAAATCAACGCATTGAAGGCTCAAGGTGGTACTCCTGAAGAACACGGCAGAGATTTATTGATGCCTTACACGGCAAGTGGCAACACTTACAATGACACGGCTCACGATTGGACTAAATATTCGCAGTTTGAACTCGTAATGAGATTTCGCTCTTCTGCAACATCTTCAAACTGGTATTTCCAAAATCACACGATTTCAAGAGAAATGCTAGACGGAACTTTTGGAGGAACATCGCAGAACGGAAGATGGAATTTCAACTATTACGGCTCAACCACATCAAAACTCGCTGGAAATGCGATTTTCAATTTTGCGAATCAGTCAGTTCAGTTGACTGCGAGTGGTGTTACTGGTTGGGAGAATCCTGATTTCGCACTCGTTGGAATTTACTAAAAGGAGGGGAGAAATGGAGACAAATTTTTTGAAAATGGCAATCATAACAATTGGAAGCATTCTCTCTTCAATTTTGGGTGCGCTTTATGTACCAGTTCTTTTGATGGTCGCATGCAACATCATCGACTATATAACAGGCTTGATGGCGGCTAAATATCGCAACGATGGAATCAGTTCATATAAGAGCATAAAAGGAATTTTTAAAAAGGTTGCTATGTGGCTCTTGGTTGTTGTCGGAGTCATAATCGATAATATTCTAGTCTATGCATCATCTACATTCGGATTTGAGTGGGGACTTGAATTCTTGGTTGGTGCAGTTGTTGCAATATGGATTATTTGCAATGAATTGATTTCTATCCTCGAAAATATGGTGGATTTAGGAGTCAAAATACCAGGCTTTTTGATGCCATTAGTTAAACAGATAAAAAAGGCTGCAGAGTCAACGATTCAAGTCGAAGATGAGGAGGTGGAGAGCGATGACATATAACATTCACGGAGGTCATGCAAAGCACGGAAATCGATTCAGTGGAGCAGTCGGATTTTGCTACGAATCATATGAGGACAGACTCATCAAAGACTCGGTCATCAAGTTCCTTCGACAAGCTGGAGCGACTGCGTATGACTGCACTATCGATAGTGGCACAAGCGCATCGAACATCATCGCCAAAATCAAAGCGAAGGTCAACGAGCATCGAGCAGATGTGAATCTTTCGATTCATCTCAATGCAATCCAAAAGGTAAACGCAGACGGCAAGACGAAGGGAGTCGAGTGCCTTGTCTATTCACAGACAGAGCCACAACTTTCCATCGCCAAGAGAATTTGCTCAAACATTGCCGCTCTCGGATTCACTAACAGAGGAGTCAAGACTCGGACAGATTTGGGAGTTTTAAAAGGAACAACGAACGGAGGAGTCAACATCCTCGTTGAGTGCTTTTTCTGCGATGATGAAGACGATTTCAACCAGTACAAAAAAGTCGGAGTCGATGCATTCGGAAAGGCTATCGCAGAAGGTCTTCTCGGCAAGAAAATCGCAGACAATGCAGAGCCGTCGAAGACGGACAAATTTACCGAATTTGTATGTACTATCAATACAGACAGACTGAATGTCCGAAAAGGACCTGGCACAGAATATCCGATTTTTATGGTTGTTTTGCGTGGCTATAAATACACGATAGTTGACCGAATCGGAGACTGGGGAAAACTGAAAAGTGGTGCTGGTTGGATTAACTTGAAATATACGAAATGATTTGCCCCAAAGATTGTCCCAAAAATGCCGTCAAGCATTGGAAAATAAAGGCTTTTTGAGTTTTGAAATTAGTTCAACTCTCGTTGCCAGCTTAAACAAAAAACCCTTGGAAACCTAGTGTTTTCAAGGGTTTTTCTTTATTTATCTTTAAAATTCACATCTAAAAAGTTGACCAATATTCAATAAATTTGTCCCAATTCAATCAAAATTTGCCCCAAAATTTGTCCCAAGATTGTCCCAAAAAAATCAGTCCTTTAATTTGGAGATGAATTCGACTCCCTTGGACTGCTCTTCTTTTAACTTTTGTGCCTGGGTGTAGGTATATGCTTTTCGGAGTGCTTGGCTTCCGTGCCTCCATCCACCGGTTGTCTCGACATAGGTGATTGGGACTCCGAGCGAGAGCATCATCGATGCATAATAGGAACGGAACGCATGCAGTTTAAAATGTGGAATTCCTAACTGCTCTTGATATCGAGTGAGTGCCTTATTTATCATATGAGGCTTACCATCGAAAACGCATCCAGCTTCGAGCATCTTATCTGCGAGAGCATTCGCAATCTCAATGCATCGAGTCGACTCGGTTGTCTTGTTTGACTCCCTCACATAAAATTCTCCATTCTCATCTATGACGAGTGCTTTGTTGATTAGCAGAGTAGTTGTATTCTCTTTTCTATCAAATAAATCAGTCTCGACATTGACTGCCAGTGCTTCGCTCCTTCGGAGTCCGTAGACAAGCAAATTGAAGATGATGTCATACCGAGTCCCTTCGGCTCTTTTTAAGATCGCTTTGATATCTTCGTCAGTCGGCTCGTATTCCATTTTTTTGACTGCTTGTGGCAGTGTGGTTCGCAGTTGCAGATTTGGACGATAGAATCCGATAATCGATGCAACGAATCCGTGCAAGTCCTTCGTGCTTTTCGGTGAGTGACTGACCGAATACTCATTGATTAAGATTTGAACATCTTCCTGATTGATGTCTCGCAGTTGAAGGTTCTTGAACTGCTCGGACATATTCTTGAGCATTGACCGATACTTGACTCTAGTAGGCGATTTTAGGACGTTTTCTTTTGCAGATATATATTTCTCGGCATAATCTTCAAAAGTCCCTAATTTAGGCAGATTTTTTGATTCCTCGTTGATTTTCTCGTTGATGAGAGACTCGGCTTCTCGTTTGCTCGGCTTATAGTCCAATAGGACGGAATATCTCTTGCCGTCCACCATTTGACGGATGCGATATTTATCGCCTCTTTTCTCAATTGTCATATTACCCTCCGTGAAATTATTTTCTCAAAATTTAGTCTCTTTTGTACGTTTTAATGTACTGACATTTTCATATAATCGGTTCATAGTTGAAAGCAAAAAACGAGAGGAGGAATCGCAATGGACGAAACAAAGAACGAAATCAAAAACCTTATAGACCAAGTCGATGATGAGAGGCTTCTCGAATTCCTTCTCTCGCAGATTGCAGAGACGATTGACTATTATTCTTGAACAAAAGACCGAAGAAGTTGGAGGACTGCTTTCCTCTGTTCTTCGGTAGCCTTCGAGAACAAGTCAACCAGTTCTGCCGTGCCTGGGATGTGATTCGGAATCTCTCTATATGTTCCCATCAGTTCTGACTTTTTGCATCCAAATATTTTTGCCATTCGCTCGATTTGACCGATGTTCGGCTCGGTTCGATTTATCTCCCAAGACGAGATAGTTGCGTGACTGACTCCGAGCATCTTCCCCAAATCGGATTGCGAAATATTATGGACTGCTCTAAATCTTCTTATATTTTCGCCACAATTAATTTTCATATTTTTACCCTCCTTTGATTGGATTATATACTCATTTTGTTGAGATTTCCACAAATCAATGTAAATTTTCAACAAAAATGTGTTGACATCAAATCAAAAATGACTAATATGAAGATATGCAACATTTCTGTTGCAAAGTAAATAAAGGAGGTGAGCGAATGGCACTAGAGTTAAAGGCTTGGAGACAAGCAAGAAAATTCACTCAAGAGCAGATGGCAGAAAGGCTTGGAATTCACGCAAATACTTATGGAAAGTACGAGAGAAATCCAAGTGAAATCACGATGGCGATGGCTTATAAAATTAGCGAATGTTTGAATGTCGACATTGATGACATTATTTTTATGCCTGAAACTGCAACAAATTTGTTGAATTAGGAAGGGAGGAGGTAATCGGATGCCTAGAGTGGCACTCACCGAGTCACAAAGACTCGACAAGAAAGAGCAGAGACTTTCAGCTTGGTGCTTTTCTCAACTGAAGAGCGCAAAGGTAACGCAGAAGGAATTGGCGAGATACATCGGAGCGACTCCGAGTGCAGTCTGCCACAACTTAACGAACGGACACATCTCGACAAGGATGCTCATCGGAATCGTTACTCTCTGCAAGGTTGATGAAGATGATTTGAAGGAGGTACTAACAAATGACTAAAAAGGAACGCATCAAGCAGATTCAAGACAGAGCGATCTTGACTGCCATCGTCATCGCAGATGTGATTGGCTTCGTCCTCACGATTGAAGGATGCCAAAAGGTGATGGCGAGCGAAGTGGCATGCCCAGTCGCTGGATTTGCCGCTCATCAATTCGAGATGGCAGATGCAATCATCGAGACTGAATCAGTTGAGATGGTCGAAGAGATGTACTGCGAAAAAGAAGAGACTGCTATCTTGGTTGACTCGACTGCTTACTATGATTCGCACGGCTACGGCTTCGGAAGTGGCGGCAGACCATTAGTCGAAGGCTTGACCATAGCTGGGAAAGTCGAGTGGCTTGACCATTATGTGACTCTATACGAAGTCAACGCAGATGGAACGATGGGAGACAAAATCGGAAGATATCAGTTTCTTGATACTGGCTACGGACAAGCGACTGGAAATGGTCAGTCAAAGATTCTGCAAGGAAGGTCAGTCGGAACGATTGAAGGCGGGCAGTGCATCGACATCTATTTCTCATCCAAAGCGAAATGCTCGGAGTGGGGACGAAGGAAGGTCTACATCGTTATTGAATAGGATGGACTATGGACTCTTTAGAAAAGGAAATCAATCGCCTGGGAGATAAGTGGTGCGATGATTTCGAGAAAATCGTGGACGAGAAAATGCCGAATGATGACATCTATATCTGCGACATTTGTCCATTTACAGACTACTGCTCCAAAGGTGAGCGAGGAGCAAGTGCATTTTTAGAAGAGAAGTTATTGGAAGCATTAAAGGAGGTAATCAATGGAAAATAGACTACAGAACGGATTCGTCTGCATTCCACTCGAGGAGTATGACGATATGCAGAATTATAGCAGAGCAATCGACAAGAGAGTGACCGAATTGGAAAAAGGACTCGACAACTTGAAGGAAGCACTCAAGGATGCAGTCATCAAGCAGATGGACATCTCGGAGAAGTGTAATCCGATTTACTCCATCGCATATTTATGTGATATCTGCGAAGCATTCGGAATTGATGCAGAGAAGTTTGTTGCATCAGTAATGGAGGATAGAAAATGCGAATCTTGAGTCTATTCGATGGAATGGCTTGTGGAATGATTGCGATGCTCGGATGTGGAGTCGATTCTATCAATATTTAGGAACAACGAAGCATCCAGTCTACGAGGTTAAGGATGGAATGATTTCGGTCAAAGGAAAGGAATATCCGATTCGCTTGGTTGATGGATTCTACATCATAAGGAAGTTATCCGTCACAGAATGCATGCGATTGCAGACGGTGCCGCAGTGGTACGAGTTCCCAGTGAGCAACACTCAAGCATATAAGATGCTCGGAAACAGCTGGACGATTGAAGTCATCAAGCATCTCATACGAAGCGCACTCGAGGACGATGGAAGCGAAAAATACGAACTCGATGACGGAGAGCAGTTGGACGGACAGACAGACATTTTTGATTTTATTTAGGAGGTAATAATGGCGATCTATAAGAAATTGGCAGAAATACAGAGCAAGTTGATTGCTCCGAAGGGACAGAGAAATGATTTTGGAAAATACAACTATCGCAGTTGCGAAGACATCTTGAAGGCTCTCAAGCCTCTCTGCGATGAAGTTGGTTGCGTTGTTCACATCTCGAACTCACTCGAGACTCGTTTGGACAGAATCTATGTCCGAGCAGATGTGACTCTCACCGACTTGGAAACTGGAGAGTCAATCACATCGACTGCACACGCAAGAGAGGAAGAGACTAAAAAAGGAATGGACGGCTCACAGATTACTGGAGCGAGTTCATCATATGCGAGGAAATATGCTCTCGCTGGTCTATTTTGCATCGACAATGAAAAGGACTCGGATGCTACAAATACTCACGAAAAAGGCAAGAAGGAAGAGCAGAGCATCTCTCCAGCTGAAGAAGCAAGACTCAAGGCGAAAGTTCTGAAATATATCAATGACTGCTCAATGAGTAAGGAGAACATCGAGAAGATTTGCAAGTCATATAAAGTTGCATCACTGCAAGAACTGAATGCAGAGCAGTGCAGTCACTATTTAGCAGTATTAGAGAAGAAGGGAGTCAAGTATGAATAAAGTGATTTTGATTGGAATGGCAACAAAGGATGCAGAGGTTAGATATTCAAACGAGAAAGCGATTGCACGATTCACATTAGCAGTCGACAGAATCGGAGACGGAACAGATTTCATCAATTGTGTATCATTCGGCAAGACTGCCGAGTTTATGGAAAAGTACGGCAGAAAAGGAGTCAAGTTCGCAACAGAAGGCAGAATTCAAACTGGCTCATATCAGGACAAGGACGGCAAGAAAATCTACACCACAGATGTGGTTGTTGAAAGAGTCGAGTTCTGCGAGTCAAAGAAGGTAGAAGAGACTGCGTCACCATCTAATAATTACGATTTTATGGCAATCACCGAAGACGATGATTTGCCATTCAACTAACTAATGGAAGCGCAGACAAGATATCGTGGAGCGCAGAGATGCTTGGATGGTAGTCTCTGCGCACTGGTTGAGATTGATGACTCGATGCTTGAATATCTCGAATCGGTCAAGGACTCGGATTTGAGCATCGACATCAAGCGACATCGAGAAAAGAGGAGCATCGATACGAATGCATATCTTTGGCGAGTCTGCACGGACATTGCAGTCAAACTCGGAACGAGCAAAGAATCCGTATATGAGATGATGCTCAAGGATTACGGAGTCTATGAAGACTATGAGATTCCAGCTGATGCAGTTCCTCTGCTTGAGAAGGCATCGAGATTCTCGGAAGTGAGTTATCGATTCACTCTCACAACTCCGAGCGAAGAAATCGAGATGGTGGGCATGCGATGTTGGAAGGGATCGCACGAATATAACTCGAAAGAATTCTCGATTTTGCTCGATGGATGCATCCAGTCTGCTCACGATATCGGAATTAAGACAAAGACAGATGAAGAGATTGACAGACTCGTTAGCGAATGGAGGGAAAGGATATGAGTAAATTTAAAAAGTTCGAGCCGGTGGTCACGGCAGTAATGGAAGGAAACCCAATGACAAGAGACGATGATGATTTGCTTTACATCGAAGTGGTGACTGCAATCAATCCAATTGTGGGTGGAATGACTGCGACTGCTTTCTTTAAGCATCGCAATGCTTTTGGAGTTCCGTCATATGGTTCAGTCGCTCGAGTAGGGCGAAAAGTCAGAAAAAAGAGAGAGGACTTGCGCTCGTCTGCGCAGTCTCTCGATGCGAAATATGAGACTTGGAAGGAGGCAAGAGACTATGCCATCAAAGTATAAAGCGAAGCGAGTGACGGATGAGCGATACGGACTCTTCGACTCGCAGAGAGAATATAGACGATTCCTCCAGCTCAAGCGAATGGAAGAAGACGGAGAAATCGAAGGACTCGAGCGACAATTCAAATTCATCCTGATTCCGAAGACTCCTCTTCCTTATCCGTACCGAGAGAAGAATGGCAGAATGAAGAACTGCGAAAAGGAAGTTTCATATATTGCAGATTTCGTCTACAAGAGAGGGACTCGGACAATCGTGGAAGATTCAAAAGGATTCCGAACGGAGTCATATATCCTCAAGCGAAAGTTGATGCTCTTCGTTTACGGAATCCAAATCGAGGAGGTGTGACAATGGTCGGATGGATTAAATTGCACAGACAGATTTTTGATAGCGAGATTTGGAACGATGACGAGCCATTCGACTGCCGAAGTGCCTGGGTGGATTTACTGCTTCAAGCGAATCACGAAGAGCGAAACGTAAAAGTCGGAATGACAATCATCAAAGTCGAAAGAGGACAGAAGTTCACATCTATCTCGAAACTGGCAGACAGATGGCACTGGTCTCGTCACAAAGTAGAGAGATATCTCAAGATGCTAGAAGATGCAAAAATGGTGACAACGATTAGGACATCGGTGGGGACACTCTTATCCATTGATAATTATGGGATTTACCAAGATTGCACAGATGCGATTGGGACAACGATTGGGACATCGATGGAGACGAGAGCGGCCTACAAACAAGAAATAAAGAAAGAAAAGAAGATAAGAAAGCGAACCGAGACAAAAATTCACAATTTCTCGGAGAGAAAGGTCGACTATGACCAGCTTGAAAGGAGACTGACTAATGAAGGTTGAACTGATGACTGATGACGATTACGGATGCCTTATGGAATCTATCACTGGAATAACAGAGCAGATTGATTCCTTGAGCAAGAAGGTTGAGGCATTGAACAGAGAGCGAGAGATGTTGGAAGAGACTCTTTCCGAGTATATCCATTTTAAGAAGACGAGAGGTGAGTGGAATGTCTAAAAATCAAAAAGCGATATCCGAAGCGAACGAGACTGCTCGAAGCCTCGGTCTCGATTACGGAACATATATCGGATATGTAGAGAGCGGATACATTACTCACTATATCAAGATGAGATTCCACCAGGCAGTGGATGACGAATTGAATCCGAAAGAGGTTGAGCATAGCAACATAATCGGTGGAAGCAAAGGCAAGAGCAGAGCAGACGAACTGCTTGGGTAATCGGCAAGTTATAGGCAAGTTAAAGGAGGGCAAAATGAGTGATTCTATTTTATGTCACGATGTGAAAGATGCTCACACGATGGTTGATGTTATCGGTGGAGAGCATATAGACGATTTCGAGTATTTAGAGGACGGAAAGATTCGCATCGTCCTCAATTGCAGACTGGAGGACATCGAATGGACGGACAAATGACTTTATTCGACAAGAAGACGAATCTCGAGATGTTGCAGACTGCGAGAGATGCAGAGCATTTTTTGAGACTCTATCAGGACAAACTCGGATATCTCTGCATGCAGACATTTGCAGTCGGAGAGGCGAAGGAAGTTTGGAAGGCGATCTGTCTCTCGGATGAATACCGAGGGGAAGAAGGTTGCGAGAAATGTAAGCGCAGATTTTTACAGATGGAATTCCGAGAGAATTTCTCGGATGAAATGATTGAAGAATTTTTGGAGTGATAGAAATGAAAGGAACTACAGAGAACAAGGATTTTGACAAGAACGCATTGAAGCAGATTATGAATGAGAAAGGATTCACAAACCGAAAACTCGCAGATGCTTGTGGACTCGGTCACTCAACGATTGACAAATATCTGCATCAGGAGAATGCACCAGCGCACGTTGTCCGACTAATCACATTAGTCCTCGGATGCACGGAAGAAGACTTGGAAAGAAAGCCGATGCAGAGCGCATCCTCAATCATCAACGATGCAATCCGAAGCGATGAGATTGATGGACTCAAGAGAGAAATCTCTGCGCTCCGAACTGACTTGCAGAATATGGCGAAGATGCTCATCCAAATCAACAAGACTGCGAACGAGACGAAAGCACAGGCAGAACTCAACGCAGAGCAGTTGACTGCTACATTCAACAAGCAGACGGAGACTGCTTCAAATGTGGCGAAGATTTACGGAAAAATCAATCACAAATATTAGGAGGGACTATGGCAAAAATAAAGAGCAAATATAAGCGAGGAGACGAGTTCACAATTCGCATTGAAGAAATTCACACGCATTACTCGGACAATGGGAATCCATTCAGTCTATATCGAGCCAAGGGATTCAGTTCCCTTGTGTTCGATGACAAAGGACTCGACAAGCTGGAGCGCAAAATTGAGAAGGACATCACGGACAAGGATTATCACAAGGAATATGACACGATTTCTTGCCCACATTGTGGAATGACATTGGTTCGATTCGTTTGTATGTCGCATCATTACTGCTATGTGTGCGGCGGAAAATTCGGAGAGATTAACATCAACAGAGGAAGAGTAATGATGGACAGAATATCTTGTGATGGATGCGAACACTATTTGGAAGAAGAGGAATACAGATACTGCTTCAAGCTGGAGAAATATATTCACTATTCGGTTGAATGCGATGAGGAAAGCGAGGAAGAAAAATGAGCAAATATTGAATGCATTACTAAATTTATTGAACTGAAATTAAAGGAGAAGAAGAATGAGTGAATATAAAGAAAAATGGTATATTAAGTTGTTTAAGTGGTTAGGAATAATCAAAGAATATGAAGTGAGTAAAGAAGAAATGTGTAAAAATTCTCAAAGTATTTGTGGCTATAATTGTGAGCATTGCGCTTGGAATAACAGATAAAGGAGCAGAAGAATGAGTGAAATATATTCAATCGTGATGATTGTGGTCGGAGCAATCGCAATCGGAGTTCTGATTTTCTCGCTCTGCAAATCTGCCAGCTTGACAGACCGACAAGACGAGGAATGGGTTCGCAAGTGGCTGGAGGAACACAAAGATGAGTAGAGAGACTGAAATGGTTGGCGAGTATATCCTTGCCAAAGAGCGCAGAGAGGCTCACAAAAAAGGACAGAAGGATTTCGGTGAGTTAATTATCCGATTGATAAACGATGACTTTAAAAACTCAACCGAGACCAAGCGAAGATATTTAAATTTGATTAGAGAGGAGATGGCGAGACTTGATTGATAAGATATGCGATGTATGTGGAAAGAGGATGGCAGTAGAAACTCATCACTTGATATTCGGCAGAGGCATCAGGAATCTATGTGATGAGGAAGGTGTGGCGATGATTGCAGTCTGTAGAGAATGTCATCATCAAATACACTACAATCCAGTTGCAGAGCATTTGTCGAAGATGCTCGGACAAGCATTGACGGAGAATCACTACTTGATTGATTTTGGAGATGCATACCGATTGAAAGAGCAGTCTCGGAAGTATTTTCTCGAGCGATACGGAAGGAGCTGGTTATAATGCCTAGACACGGAACGAACGGAATCAAGACGAAAATGTGGACGATTGACAAGCATCGATATTTGGAACTGCAACACAAATGTCTGCAATATCCGATGTGGAAGGAGGCACTCGAAGCATATCGAGACACGGCTCGAGCGATTACTTATAGCGATATGCCGAAGCAGACTTTCAACAATTCGGATTCAACTGCCGATGCCGCAATCAAATGCAAGGAATTGAGCGACAATATTGATATCGTTGAAAAAGCGATCCGAATCGCTACGGACTCGATGCCTGGGTGCTATGTCTATTTACTGAAGAACATCACCGAGGGGGCAACGATTCAAACTCTTGAGTATTATCTCGGAACAATGCAAGTGAGCAGAAATACATTCTACAAGATGAGAAGGCAGTGCTTTTGGATTTTAGATCAAAATTTCAACTAGATGAAAGTTGGTACGCAAGTACCTTCCAAACAACATATAATGGTAATGTCGAAAAAGGTTAAGGATTTACCCTCCAATTTAACCATCGACCGATTACCTTCCTTGAGGCAGTGGCAGAAGTCACTGCCTTTTGTAATGGGCGAAAATGACGGAGGGGGTATTCCAATGAGAGACAATTGCAGAAATGCCAATGGGGCATTAAGACGGAAGAATAGGGCGAGGCTCAAAGCGATGGGGGGAGAGTGTGGAATATGTCACGGCAGACTCGGAGCGATACACTATGACGAGCCAAGTGATTTCAAACATCCTTTATCTTTCGTGATAGACGAGAAGATTCCAGTCAGTAGATGGAAAGAGTTCGGTTATCCTTCAAAGAGAGCAGTCGCAGAAGACTTTGATAATTTACAGGCGGCACACTATATCTGCAACTTGAGGAAATCAAACAAAATAAATTTTTCGATTGAATCAGTTCCGAAGAAGAAAATAAGCATTTCGGATGGAGATTGGTGAAAGGGTGGGAGGATATCCCCAAGGGTGGCAAGGCGAGTCC